AAAGATCCGGTAGGTTATCCCATACATCGCCCAGGCCTTCTGGCTCTGGAAGGTCATCATTAATTCCCTCGATCCACTCATACCATTCATTCCAGGATGCTTTTCCGATATTGGTGTCAACCAGGAACTGTTTCTTTCCATTTCGCATCACTCCCGGCATCCTGGAAAGTCTGGAAGGGTTCCGGTTCTGCGTGTCTACGATGATCCCGTTTTTCTGGCATACCTCATAGAGATAATCAACCCTTTTCCGGTATTCGTTGTAGTCCGTAGCGTCCACTTTTACGATTGCATGGAGGCTTTTACCACCGGAGAATACCAGGCATGCGATTGGAAGCTCCAGTTCTCTTAAAATGGCATTCTGCTTTTCAATTTCCATGTGATCTGATTCCACTAATACATAGCGGTATTCTGTGACATTTGCGTTCTTGCATCCATTTCCATCTAATGGATTGAAACGGATCCACGCCCCTGCTTTCGGGTTATAATCACCAACTACTGCACCGATATCTCCGTCACAGCTGTTGAGCTGCTCAATCAGCTGTCCTGCTGTACGGTCCCACGAACCTTTCTGTGGAAGCCAACTTGTACCCTTTTCATCTATTTTTTCCCAGCTACCCGTCACATAGCCGACATTGTCCCCTGCCTCAAATAGTGTTTCAAGGTAACGGACAAGCTCTGCAGCCGGGTTCCATTCCTGCGGTTCCTGCAGTTCCATTCCTTCCAGCCACTCCTTGTTCACGATCACATGGTCATCGTTCTGGATTGTGTCATCCCATTCCAGTTCATGGCCGCGTTCCGGAACCCATCCATGTTCCAACGCCATTTTTACGATCGTCCCGCCTGTCACAGGAGAAGAAGAGCCTGAGAAGCTTTTCCATTTCTTTTCACATTCCCCTGCATGATAGCGTCCAGAATCCCTGCGGCTCCATGCGTCCCAGCAGTCCATGGAATAACCTTCTTGTTTCAACGCCATCCCGACATTGATCCATTCCTGGTAGTTCAGGTCACCGGGATTTATGTATTCTATGATCTCCGTCAGACTCGTTCTCTGTTCCATTTTTATACTCCTTTATACGTTCCAGGATCTATGTCCATTGGGGTCCGCCAGCCATTTGCCGCTATGCGGTCGATTAGGTCTTTCGCCTTTTCGAACTGCCAGGTACCAACATGCTGAAATCCTTTTCCCTCCAGAAACCGGATCTGCTTCGGGGTTGTAAGACCTTCCCGCTTTCTCTTGTCCAGGCGGTCTAATATCTTAGCTGCTTTCCCGGCATTGTCGATCTGATCCGGCATGATCCCCAGCTTTTCAAGTGCATTTTTCTGTTTGTCAGAAGGCGGTCCCATTTCCCAGCCAAAACTTGGCACATATCCAGACAGATCTTCTGCCTGGATGCTCATCTCAAACTGCAATGGATCCACAAGCTTCTTTTTGCGTCTCTTCATTTCTGCAAGTTGTTTTGCCAGTGCCTCTTCTCTCTGTGCAACGACATCCTCAGATGCTGTTTTTTCTGCCTCCTCGATGTCAACCGGCATGCCTGCTTCCTTTTCCAGATTTTCGGTCATCTTCTGTGCTACTTCTTCGTTCTCACAGATCAGACTTGCGGGGTGGCACAGCTCATGCTTTTCGGTGTGCCACAAAAAATCCAGCAAAAGCAGGTGGTCTTTCCCAGGTGATAACCTGGTGCCACGCCCCACCATCTGACAATACAGGCTGCGTACTTTTGTAGGTCTTAAGACAACCACACAGTCCACAGATGGGCAGTCCCATCCTTCTGTCAGCAGCATGGAATTGCATAATACGTTATATTTCCCTTCTTCAAAATCCTTTAAGATCTCTGCCCGGTCCTGGCTGTCTCCATTTACTTCTGCAGCACAGAATCCGTATTCATTCAACAGATCCCTGAATTTCTGGCTGGTCTTTACCAGTGGCAAAAATACCACCGTCTTTTTATCTTTGCAGTACTTCTGCATCTCTTCCGCGATCCCTTGCAGATACGGATCCAGGGCAGTGCTGATGTCACTGGCTTTAAAGTCACCCGCCTGTACCGTTACGCCACTCATATCAATCTTCAATGGGATCGTCAGGGCTTTGATCGGTGTCAGGTAACCCTCCTTGATTGCCTTAGGGAGTGTATATTCATATGCCAGCGTTTCAAAATAGGAACCAAGGTTCCGCATATCGCCCCTGTCCGGTGTTGCTGTCACACCCAGCACATGGGCATTGGGGAAATGCTGCAATACACGCTGGTAGCTGTCAGAAATGCAGTGATGTGCCTCATCTATGATGATTGTATTAAAATAGTCTTCCGTGAACTGACTGAGCCGCTTTTCACGCATCATCGTCTGTACGGAACCGACTACGATGCGGAACCAGCTGTCCTTACAGGATTCTTCTGCTTTTTCCATCGCACAGCCAAGCCCGGTCGATTTCCGTATCTTATCGGATGCCTGTTCGAGCAGTTCGCCCCTGTGTGCCAGGATCAGCACACGGTCACCTCTGCGGACGCAGTCCTCCGTCACCTTGGCGAATACGATTGTCTTTCCGCATCCGGTTGGCAGGACCAGCAGGGTTTTCTTCACCCCGCTGTCCCACTGTTCAAATATGGCTTCTCTTGCCTCCTGCTGATATGGTCGTAAATCCATTATTTAAAATCTCCCCGGCTGGAATCCCTGTGCCTCTTTTGCATACAGCTTGTCAATAAAGTTGAACATCTTACTTGCATCTTTTGTTCCAGGTCTTAAGCCGACTTTCGCCGTTCCGGTCTTTCCTGGAAGCTGGTTCCAGCACATCTTGAGCGGCTCCCCTTTCTTTTTCAGACCGGTTGCACAGAACAGTTCGGAAAGTTTCCATTCCAGCTTGCTGTGCAGGATATAATTCTCGCGGATGGTCACTTCTCTTCCCTTATGGTTGATGCGGAAATATACGACTGCCATGTTGCACGGCGGAAGTTTTGCACTTCCTGATGATCTGCTGCGTTCAAATTTGTCAATAACAAAATCGTAATCCCCTTCCGGAATCGGCTCAAACTCCTGTCCGTCATTCTGGATGACATCATCCCATCCAAACTCTCTTCCTAATTCTTCACTCATTGCTGTTGTCCTCCTTAATCTTAATTAAATGGTATTTCTTCACTATTCAACATTGCATCGATTGCAGCCTTTACCTGCTGCCAGCATGGCACCAGAAGTCCATCCACGATTCCAGGGTTTACGGTGTCGTATTCCCACAGTTCTGTCCCGTAAGGAACATAGCCCTTTGATTCGCATACGCTCTTGACGTTCCACTCATCCACCTGGTCTTTTATCATCAGATCTCTGAGTGCTTTCGGGATTCTTGGATCCGGCTCTGTATAACCTTTTTCCTCAGTCTTCTGAGGTGTGGATTCCGTTGTCGGCGGCATTGTCATCTGTTCCATCGGTTCTTTCTGCTTGACAGGTTCCGGAGCCGTCACCACTGGCTTTGGTTCTTCCTGTTTCTTTTCTTCTGCCGCAGTTTTGACTGGGACAGGAGATGATCCTGCTTTTCCTTCTTCAATCACCTGTGCAATGGATGCATAGGAAAATGGTACTTCTTCCGGAAGACCGTAACGGTTCTTGGCATCCCAGCACGCATGGTGTGAGGTATACATGACCCGCTCACCGCCCTGGGCTTTTCGTTTCTTCCCCTTGTCATCGACCGCCACGGAAAATGTCTTGTAATTCGCAAACAGCAGCATATCCGCCCATTCCTTGATTAGCGGGGATGTCTGGGAGCTGGTTTTCTTCCCCAACTTCAACTCCCATCGATCATAGGCTCCCAGTTCATCCGGCTGTTCAAATTTTCGGATCTGTGCGTGTGCTGTGAGTACTACGTTGATATTTGCCTCTACAACTTCCGAAAGTTTGTTCAGGAAACGGCCAAGTTCTTCCTTTACATATACATACCCATTTCCATAACCAAAATCTTCGATGCCGTTCTTCCGGTGCTTGTCGCAGATATGCTGGATGCACATGGCTTCTGCCCAGTCGATCGTATCAATGACCAGCGTTCTGCATGTCTCCGGATGGGTTCTCACATAATCAACCTGCTGCAGGATCATCTGCCAGCTGGATGCTTTCGGCAGTCTTGCCACATCCATAGAATTTGTGCTTCCTTCGGTATCAATAAAAACGGGATCCGGGAACTGACTTGCGAATGTAGACTTTCCGATTCCTTCCGGTCCGTAGATCACGACTTTTTTTGCACACGGAATCTTGCCTCTGATAATCTCCATTTAAAATACACCTGCTTTCCATTCTTTTTTAACTTTCTGCGTCTCGGCGGCCACTGTTTCCTGACCAGCCACATATCCATCTTCAATGATGATGCTGCACTCTTCTCCGGTGCTGACGCGTGTAGCGATCGCCTGCAGTCCTTCTGCCTCCAGCCACATACCAAACTCTTTTAAAGTATCCATATCCATCTGCTCCAGCTTATCCAGCAGCACAAAACCGCACTTTGGGTTTAATTTTCTTACAATTGCAGTGGATACTTTCAGCTGATCGGAACCGGACATATTGTCCCATTTCTGACCTTTGTAGATCAGCTCTCCGTCTTTGACCGACAGATCTGGAAGCGGAAGGTCTGCATGCTCCAACAGCTTCGTCTTTTCTTCACGCATGCCTTCGATCTTGCCCGTGAGATCTGTATACTGTCTCTGGTACTCCTTTGCATCATCTTCTGCTTTTTCTTTATCAAGGTTGGCTCTGACCTTTCGGTTAATCTCTTCGATATTGGCAATGTTAGCTTCCAGTTCTGCTGTAGACTGGTCTGTCAGATCTTTTGCCGTAGTCGAAGCGATGTCCAGATCTTTGACAAGCTGCAGATGTTTCTGTTTTGCTTCTTCCAGTAATTCTGCCAATCGGCTGACTTCTGCATGTGCCCTTTTCACTTCTTCCTGAAGCTGTGCCGCACGTTCTCTTTTTCTCTGGTTTTCCCCATTCCTTGCAAGGATTTCCTGCTGCTGTCTGATCAACTCTGATGGAGATACCAGGTCTTTTGGTGCATCCGGGTAATATGGCTGCTCTTTTGCATACTTCGCTTTCTGGTCTGCGACTCGTCCAACATAGAGACGTTCGTTATACAGATCCTTTTCTTCCTTTTCGATTTTCGCCAGCTTATCACCCACGCCGATGATATTCAGCAGAGTCTGTGCTTTCTCTTTTCCGGATGCCTCCATGAACTTCGGAAGGTTCAGGGCAAGCTCTTCAACAAATTCATTTAAAAGCTGCTGTCCTGCTTTCTTTCCGGACGGATCCGTTACTTTCAGTGCACTGTTTTTCCCTTTTCGTTCCACGACCAGGCCGTTGTCCATTACGATTTTCAAAGCTGGTGGCACCGCTGATCCAGCTCTTGCCGCTTCTGATGGGCGGTATTTTTCACCGCCCAAAGCCCATGCAATGGAATCCAGAACCGACGTTTTGCCCTGGTTGTTGTTCCCACCGATCACCGTCAGGCCGTTCTGTGCCGGTTCCAATCGAACCGCTTTGATCCGTTTGACGTTTTCGATCTCTAATTTATTGATTTTCATGGTTATTCTCCTTTCCTTCCTGCTCTCTGAATTCTTTCAGAATCATGCTCACGCTCCATGCAGAACACTGCATTTCATCTGCAATCTTTGCATTGCTCCATCCTGCTTCGTGCAGGGCTTTTACCTTTCCCCGGTCTATTGTCTTCTTGGGGGGGGACTGCTTTTTCGCCTTTTCCGGCTTCGGCTCTGTTTCTGGAACCGGAACTTCCATCACCAGCAGCATCGTCGCCTCTGCTACCTCTCGGAAGCTCATGCCGTCGATGCATCTGGCAGCGTATACCGCTTCACCATTTCTGCAACGATCTGCGGCTTCCTTGATGCTGATCTGTTTGTATTTCACTTAGTTACCTCCTGTACAAATCTGCCTTCGCCAACTCCTTCCGCTGTACAGTCGGCAATTCTACTTATTGCATCAATATCCCTAACGCCTGTTTTACGTAAAAACACATATACGGCCAGTGTAATCTTGGAAAATTCTTCCAGAATTTCTTCTTTTGAACCCTGCATTTCTACATCTGCTCTTTTTTTGCTAGCCTTTTCGCATTTAATCACTTGATTTACCTCCTGTATTCGCCTTATAATGAATCTGTGTTATTATTTTTGTGTCCCGGATGCTCGGCCAAAGCACCGGGACTTTTTACTACCTCAAGTGTCGCTTTCTCAACGATCACAAATTCTTTCGTCTCTTCGTTTATTGCATGCACATATGTGCTGTTATTTGACTGGATTCGGTACTTGCTCGAATCAATCCCGGCCAGTTCCAGGAACGCTCTGGCTTCCATGTCTTTTCCTTCGCTTACTCCGATCATTCTGCTTCCTCCTTACTCTGCCCACATCAGCACACGGATCAACACCGCACACCACACGGTAATTGCTGTTCCGACAATGTCACGCTCATTCAACAGGCTGTACTTTCCCAGCCACCAGAAGGCAAATATTGCTGCCGCTGTGGCTACGATCGGGGCAATTACACCAGCTCCTGTTGTTTCTGTTACTTCTGTTGTTTCTGTTTCTCTTCTTTTCATTGCTTTTTATCTCCCTTCAATCAGTGCTTTCATCAAAAGATGCTCGTCGATCTTCAATGTGTCTTTCAAGATTAACAGTTCTCCGATTGTCATGGTCTCCGGCTTTTTTCTACGTTTGTACAACGTACTTTTGTTGATGCCGGTTTTGAGTGACAGCTCTTTTGTTTTGATATTATTTCTTGACATTCCGCCGTCAACGGCTTCTCTCAGAAAATCAAGACGCTCGTCTGTTTTGGGCTGACAAAAATTGCTTTTTGGCATCTTATCACCTCACTTTTTCTATTCCTTACCCCGCTTTCTGTTCTTCGAGAGTATCTCTGGCTCTCAGAATCTCTGCGTTGCTTCTGATGATCGCCAGGCTTTCTTTGTCCAGCTTTTTCAGAATCGTAACTGTTTCCTGCAACAGCTTCTTTTTCGTTTCTCTCATTCGATTCTCTCCTTTCTGTATTGGCTTGCCATCATCGGCGACCACGTTGCCATCGTGATCGGACGGGGACTATGCCCCGTTTCGGCTTTAATATTTCAGTTCAATCGGCTTTTTCTTTTCGTCGATGCAATCCTCATAATCAAAATCAAACCATGTGTCTAAAACAAGGTCGTGTCCGTCTTTTGCCAACTGCTCGAAATCTTTCTCCTCAAGTGGCTTGATGATGTATTTTCCTGTCTTGATGTCGATGTCTACAAGTTCAACATATTCGATGTGGTAATAGCATCCGTTCGGTGTCTTTCTGAAACCGCTGTGGTCTCTCACTACCATTCTTTTGATGTCTTTTTTCTTTTCCGGTTGCGGGATGTTCTTGAGCATCGGTCTCATACTTTTCACAAATTCTGCTTTTTCAAGGTTGCTGCTCATGTATAATATTTCGATTGCTCTGTACTGTTCGTTGGTTACTGCTCTACCTGCAAGGCTTTCAAATTCAGATTTCAACATTTTATTTACCTCCTGCGTTTTGCTATTTCGTTGACCTTGGTTACATTATACTTTCCTTTGGTTACTTTGTCAATGCTTTTTTGTTGCCTTTGGTTACTTTTTTTGTTGACTTTTTGTTCGTGCGGTGTTATTCTAAGATCAGAAAATAGAATGAAGGGAGGCGAATGAATGACGCAAGGTGAGCGTGTCAAAGAAATCCGAAAGAGCTTAGAAATGACAATGGAGCAATTCGGCAGTCGACTCGGAGTTACTAAAGTAGCAATCTCCAGAATCGAAAAAGGAGAACGCAATCTCACAGAACAAATGAGCCGGGCAATATGCCGTGAATTCAATGTCAGTGAAGAATGGCTGAAAACAGGTGATGGAGAGATGTACCAGCAGCTCTCGGAAGATGAGGAAATAGCTGGTATTGTTTCAGATCTGTTAGAAGAAGGAAAAGACAACGCTTTTTACAGTGTAATTTTGGAGATAGTCAAAACTTACAACGAACTATCCCCGGCATCACAAAAGGTACTTATGGAAGCGGCTGAGAAACTGGCTGACAATTTGGCAAAAAAGAAAAGGGACTAACGTCCCTCTCTTCTGTCAAAGTGCTTCTTAATAATGATGTAAACCTGTTTCAAAAAGGTTTCATCTGAAGCGTTCAGTTTGTTAATCAGTTTTATAATCTCAGCTTTGTAATCCATCATATGTACCTCCAAATCACGTTTTTCAAACATTTGTTCGAAATTTTAATTTCATATTATCACAGAAATATTTGTGATGCAACTGTTTTCGAACATTTGTTTTAGTAAAATTTTCCTTTCACTATATAAAACGTATCGGAAGCTAAAAAGTTGTGCGTTGTCCGGAATCCCGGACGCTTTTTGAAAATCACTTATACTCAGACTCGTACAAGTCAGAAATAGTGGTTTTCAGTCCTGCTGCCAACTGTTCCATAGTTGCCAGTGTAGGGCATACCTGACCGGTCACTATGTCGCCGATCGTAGACCGGGGAACACCGGTCATAATTGCCGCCTGCCGGATTGACAGGTGGTGCTGTTCTAAGAATTGAGATAATAATATTTTCATATTGTTATCATTCCTCTATGCAGCGAAAAATATACAAAAGGATAAAAACAAATGGATGGATACCAATATGAACATCATTGTGCAAAACTCTTGAAACAAAGAGGATTTAGGGATGTTACGGTCACAAAAAGCAGTGGAGATCAAGGAATTGATGTCATTGCTTATAATGAAAACGTCAAATACGGAATACAATGTAAATATTATTCCTACCCTGTTGGCAATCAGGCTGTTCAACAAGCGTATGCTGGAGCAAAATTTTATGATTGCAATATAGCTGTTGTTATAACCAATTCAACCTTTACCGAACCTGCAAAAGAACTTGCTAAAAAATTGGGTGTACAACTATGGGAAAAGTCTTATATTCCAAACGGCAACGGAAGCTTATATAAAATTATTCGAGCTATAAATGTAATCTGTCTGTTGGTCAGTATCTTCGGCTTTTGGCTCATGAAAGGATCTGAACATTCGGCAATCACTACCTATAATTATTTTAATATTATAGTTCTCGCAGTTGCTTCTGCGATAGGTTTGCTATATTATCGCAGTTTAGTTGCCAGCATGTTCGTCAGTCTTTTATATTTGATTTTTGCCATATCGCAGGTCATCTTCTCTGTGGTTCATAGCAACTTTTCTACTTATGAAATTATAGCATGTATACCAGCTGTATTATATATGATTCATACGGTACGCCTGCTATCTGAACCATTGTCAGAAGAAGAGAGAAAAATCATTGCAAATAAAAACAAACCCCAAAAAACTCCAGCAAGCGAAGTAGATAAGCTGGAACTGGATCGTAAGATTCAGGATAACTTATATCACTTAGGTGACTTGTATATTCCAATTCTTAACGAAAAATTACATTCTGTAGTCACTTTAAAAAATGCACTGCAAACAGAAAATGGATATTTATTTGTATATATTTCTGATAAGCCAATATCTTTCGATCTATCCGCAATAGAAACTGAATTCAATATAAATTTGCAGGATTATTACCAGATACGCCCTATCAGTAATACAGAATTCCAGATTTTGCAGCGTGAAAAGTAAAATACAAGGAGAAAATGAGATATGAAAAAAGAGAAACCTACAACAAAACTTTGCAAACATTGTAAAACCGAAATACCATATGATGCGAAGGTCTGCCCTAATTGTCGTAAAAAGCAAAAAGGCGGAAAACTTAAGTGGATCCTGATTATTGCAGTTGTGGCAGTTATTGCACTGCTTATATATGGAAGCGGAAATTCTTATAAATTAAGCGAAGATGCAAGCAATATGTCCGAAAAAGACTATAAAGCCGCATGTGGCGAAATTGAATACAAAGAACTTGCAAGATCTGCCGAAAAATATAAAGGAAATAAAGTAAAATTCGAGGGACAAATACAGCAAGTTGCTTATGATTCAGAAAATGGTGAGTCTGAATACCTGATACATGTTACAAAAGATGACTTGGGATTATGGTCTGACAGCATATATGTATATTATGCAAATAAATCCGACAGCAAATTTATCGAGGATGATATCGTTGCTATTTACGGCGAGGCTTCTGGAGAAGAATCTTACACAAGTGTTCTTGGTCAGAATATAACAATTCCAGCAATAACAGCGGCATATATGGAATTAGAGAAATAGATATAACAGAATAACAAAATCCGCTCCGATGTTACCAGCACCGAAGCGGATCAGCGAATCTATACAGGTCTGGAGACCGGTATAATCACTCCTTAAGCAAGATGATTATACCACAATCCTCCAGCACCTGTACAGGTGTATTTTTTATACCCATTTTCAAGGAGGATGATACTATGCCAACAGCAAAAAAATTACCGTCAGGATCCTGGCGTTGCCTGGTGTACAGTCACACAGAAGAAATCAAAAATCCTGACGGAAGCATAAAAAAGAAACGAATATATGAATCGTTTACGAGCAATATACCGGGTCCAAAAGGCAAGCGTATCGCAGAACAGGCGGCGGCTGAGTTTGCCGCAAACAAAGATCAACGCAGCCGTTCTGCAGATATGCTTCTGGGAACTGCCATGGATAATTACATTCAATCCAGAGAATCCATTTTGTCGCCACGTACGATTATGGACTACAAACGAATCCGCAGAACATCGTTACAGTCACTGATGAACATTCGCCTGAGTCGCATTACACAGGAAGATATCCAAATCGCTATCAATCTTGAATCTGTAAATCACAGCCCCAAAACTGTACGAAACAGCCATGGACTCTTATCCGCCGTTCTAAAACAATATCGCCCTGATTTCGCACTGAATACTTCCCTGCCTAAAAAGCAGCGTGTAGAGCTGTATATTCCGACAGACGAGGAGGTAAAACGTCTGATCCGGGCATCCGAAGGAACGGAAATGGAACTTCCCATTCTCTTAGCCGCATTTGGCCCCATGAGACGTGGTGAAATATGTGCCTTAGATTCTACAGACATTTCCGGTAATATCGTACACGTGAGCAAAAACATGGTACGCACAGAAGATAACACCTGGATAATAAAATCGCCAAAATCCTACGCTGGAGACCGGTATATTGATTTTCCTGATTTCGTAGCAGAAAAATGGAGAGGAAAAACAGGGCGAATTGTAAATCTCACTCCTAACAATATTACGGATCGCTTTCGATCCTGCCTGCACCGGGCTGGGCTTCCTCATTTTCGCTTCCATGATCTGCGACATTACTCTGCATCTATTCAGCACGCACTTGGCATACCAGACAGTTATATCATGCAGCGTGGCGGCTGGGGGAACGATGGGACGCTAAAAGCGGTGTACAGACATGCCTTGGCAGACAAAACAAAAGAAATGGATGATATTGCAAATCAGCATTTTAACGAGCTATGCAACACGAAATACAACACAAAATAAAAAAAAGCCCCAAAATATGGGGCTTTTAAGCTGCCGCAGACCGGAATCGAACCGGTACGGGTATCACTACCCACGGGATTTTAAGTCCCGGGCGTCTGCCAGTTCCGCCACTACGGCATATTCATTATAAATGGGACCTACAGGGCTCGAACCTGTGACCCTCTGCTTGTAAGGCAGATGCTCTCCCAGCTGAGCTAAGATCCCATTAAACGACCCAGATCGGACTCGAACCGACGACCTTCGCCGTGACAGGGCGACGCTCTAACCAACTGAGCCACTGGGCCATACATTGTAAAAGTATAACTTGTTGTCTTTGCATCAAATATTAAAATATTTGATAGCTTGAATGGACCTTCGGGGACTCGAACCCAGGACCGACCGGTTATGAGCCGGTTGCTCTAACCAACTGAGCTAAAGGTCCAGAAGCCGATGATCGGACTCGAACCGATAACCTGCTGATTACAAATCAGCTGCTCTGCCAATTGAGCCACATCGGCATATCCGTATATACTTTTACGAAATGACTCCTACGAGAATCGAACTCGTGTTACCGCCGTGAAAGGGCGATGTCTTAACCGCTTGACCAAGGAGCCTTATTTACTTTGCTGAATCTCTCAGCGACATTGACAATTTTAGCATAGATATTTATAAATATCAAGTACTTTTTTTAATTTCTTTCATTTTTTGTAACTTCACAGTTCCTGTTCGCATCAAGCATACATTCTATAAAAAGCAAAAAAAGACCTGCAGTTTTTACTGCAGGTCAGCTCCCCGAGTTGGGCTCGAACCAACAACCCTTCGGTTAACAGCCGAATGCTCTACCATTGAGCTATCGAGGATCACAAAGGCATGTGCCTTCAAAACCGCATACAGACTATAAATCCTACATCTTTTTCTTCTATCCTGAACCTCACACTCTCGTGCTTGGTTAAGCCTTCGACCTATTAGTAGCAGTCAGCTCCATACATTAC